ATTGATATCGTGTTCTCTGGCGATCCGGGCAACAACAGCCCCAGGCTGTAACGCCTGCTTAGCCAGACGGACCTTAAATTCACGGCTATAGCTGGTTCGCCGTTCTTTTCGCCATGAGCCTTCTCTGATTTGAGGCTCTGTTAATTCCTTCTTTCTGTTGGCATAAAGGATGGCGTCAAGTTGAGCGAATGAAACTGAATCGGGCAATGGCCATGCGATACCGGATGCAAGAAATCGCTGAAAAAGCGTATGTATTGTGGAATGACTGAGACCCAGACGCTGAGCGATGGCCCGGATGGTCAGTTTATCTTCAAATCTTAAACGCAGGGCATCAGGCAAATAAGAACGGAAGCAGGGAATATCTTTTGTTGTCTGGGAATTCATCGTTCGTGTCCATCAATATAGATGGGCGCGATTGTTGCCAGACAGGACAATTTTCACAAGACGTCGCTGATGGGGCGCTTACCGTAATGATGGCGACATTATTCACCTCTCGCAGCCTTACGCTTGTCTTCTCTGATTTTGAAGTACAGATTTGTCAGATAAGTCAGGAAGCCCAGAACCAGACTCCCCAGTACACCAATCGCAGCCCACTGTGACGGACTGACCTGATCAAGCCACTGTAAAAACCAGTAGCCAGCACTGCCTGCGGAGGTGCCGTAGGCAATGCCCGTTGAAATTTTGTCCATGGATTTCATAGCCTCACCTCCGCAAATAACGGATGGCGTAGTTTTACACTGAGAAATGAAAGGGATTTGAAAAGAAAAAACCGCAAAAGCGGGCGAAACGATATATACAATAAGGAAAGCACTCTATCCAACAAACCACTCACAGTTAATCGGAATAAAAGCAGAGTGCTTATGAATGATCGCCTGCCCGAAGGTTAGTATTTCTGCACAGCAATTTTGCAAAAAAAAGCGATCATTCATAACTTAAACGTCTTTCAGTCACTCCGGGATTTCCCATCATCGCAGACTGAAAGACTCTGACTGGAGCGGGCAGCGGGAATCGAACCCGCATCATCAGCTTGGAAGGCTGAGGTAATAGCCATTATACGATGCCCGCATATGGTGCCGACTACCGGAATCGAACTGGTGACCTACTGATTACAAGTCAGTTGCTCTACCTACTGAGCCAAGTCGGCACTGGACCGCCACCGGGGACTCGAACCTCGCACACTCAACTTAAAGGGTTGACGCTCTTTCCTGATGAGCTAGTGGCGGTTGGTGGCCCTTGCTGGATTTGAACCAGCGACCTGGCGATTATGAGTCGCTCGCTCTCACCACTGAGCTAAAGGGCCGGGCGCAGGATAATAACGTTACGAAATCAATGTTGCAAGCATTCAAAAATCACCCTTATCTCCTCCACCAGCGCATTCACCATGTCTATCCGAGATAAGTGGCACAAAAAACCCGCTTGTGGGCGGGTTTTGTTTGCTTTTGCCATCACGTACAAAATCGGCAAAGTATCAGATTTGCATGAATATATGCCTTTCAATCTACTTTTGCAACACTTTGCTTTGAAAATGCCGTCTTTTTTTTGAACGTGTTCTCATTACAAACAATAAAGCCTCACTATCCAGTCGGTGAAAAATGTGTTTCATTGCAACCCAGTGACGAGTAAATGTTTTGGACCAGTTTTTAGTTGTCACTCCCGCCAGTAATGCCAGCTCCTGGTATTCATAACCTTCCCCACCAAAAAGTTCTGCTTTTACTGCCTGCGCCGCCAGCCAGATTAATTTTTTCAGGCGTTCCTGCGTTTTCCCTGCAATTTTTCTGGTACCGGATTGAGCATTAAATTCATTCCACGCCCACTGTGTTATCGCGATCTGATATTCCCAACAAATACTCCCGCTGTAACACCACAACAACCAGGCTTTATAGTGCTCTTCAAGAGACAGAACAGCCCGCCGCCACGATGATGTCGAAAACTCAACCGGACTGACCAGAGGAATTGACGTCCCCTTCGCCAGCGATTGCTTTCCCGGGATTGGTGGATTATCCCGCGTTATCATTTTTCCAGTCACTTCATCGCGGTACCGGATTTTTTTACGCCTGTAACGCCCTGTATCGAACATGGCATTCTCTTGCCAGGCTTCAAGCTGACCTTTTGTTGCCCCACTCAAATCAGCGGTGGCGATAATGAGCTGCTCACGCACAAACTGTAAATACTGGTTATTCATGCGCACCCCAGTTCTGTGATTTTTATCCCCAGCCGCCCACCAGGAACGAGCTGACCGCGCACAATATTGATTTCATCAAACTGCTCGTCGTCTATAAGTAGTCCAGCATGCGTCAGCGCATCCAGCGGTGCCTTCAGGATATTGTCCAGGTCACGACGGCGCTTATCCGGTGGCTCTGCAATAATCTTTATCGCCAGCCTTCCGGACAGGTTTAATTTCAGTCGCTGCTGGCGAACAATTAGCGCCACATCACGGCGATAACGCTCACCGGCTTTTGATACAAAATATGTGCTGCCACGACGTCGCCAGTAGGTGTTCACCGTTGGCGGGTAAGGCAAAACAAATTCTATGCGTTCGGTCATTTATGCTTTCCACTTCAGAACACCCGAATTTCTCGCGTGCATTAAAAAACGAATCAGCAACAACAACTGACTACCGTGTTTTTCTTCAAAATCTTTTACCCCGGCGTGTAGTTCGTTATGGCATTTACGACACAGCGGAATAACAAACAAATCGTCAGCCTTTGTTCCCATCCCTCCCAGTCCATGACCAATGATGTGGTGCGGATCATCTGCCTGATTGCCACACGTCATGCATTTCTGCGTTTTTACCCAGCGCGTGTATACAGGCATCTCTTCCCGTTGTGGTTTCTGGCGCTGGAGATACTGAGCCGGAGATTCCGGATCAACGGCAATGCTGACCACCGTCTCTTCCTGTGGTGGATTCTGTTGCTGGTGGGCGTGAGGCAGCGGCGCAAGATTTTTTGTGCGCTGCTTCAGTATGCTGGTGGCGGTCTGCTCTCCCGGCACGATGTCGCTTTCACGGTACATTGAGCGGATTTTTTCCGCACGCAACCCCAGCGAACGACGTAATACCGCTTCCGGTAGCGCGTCCGCCACCTGATTGCGGACCGCCCACCAGGATAATTCAGCCAGAGATAATTCACGCTCCTGCGTACCGCTTATTGCGTGACCGATGACGTCAATCATCCATGCTGACAGGTTTTGATGAGCAAGTTGCTCGAGTGATTCGGATGTCTGGTCACGCAGCTGGTTGTCGCAGTGCCAGCACAATACCATTGCGCCGGTACCATAACGGTGAATGACGGTTTCGCTGTGATGATAATCGCCGTGTGGCCACTGGCAGGATTTAATATGGCGCAACAGCCAGTCAGACAATGCGCCAGCACCACCAGCAGCACGAATCACCCGTGCGTTACTGAAAAACGGCAGCAATGTTTTGTCTTCCACTAGCGGCTGGCGAACGGCAGGAACGACCCCGGACGGCAGATTACGCATGCTTTTCGGTTCCGGCTCCACCAGTACCCGGGTATTGTGGAATACCGGCATGGATTCACGACCGGGCTTAAGGACCACCAGCCCGAGTTCCGGAACCAGAACAGGTCGAAGTAATACCCGCACATTACCTCCAGATCCGTTGCTGGAATGTGCAGGACGGACGCGGTGGCCGTTCGGAATAAGGGAGCCTGACGAAGATTATCCAGTGACGATAATCGAGACTGAGGGCTTTCTTAATCTCGTATCCGTGTCTGCGGTAGCGCTGAATCAGCCATTCAGCCTGTTCTTCGGTGCAGGGGTCGTGCTGATACCCGTCAGATTTGAATGCATGAGAACGCCGCCCGTGCCTGCTGGCAGGGGCGGCAGAGTTATCCGAATTGTAAAATTTGGTATCGTGCGCCATCTGTTTTCTCTGCTGGCGCAGCAGGTGCCAGTTGTTCAGGCTGACGGATGGATTGTAAACCAGAACGACCAGAAAAAACAAAACCCGCCGAAGCGGGTTAAGTGCGGGTGCGTTGAGGATGCCTGACACATCAGCGGTGGCGAGGGATTTCTCCCCCGCCGGGTCTCTTACTCCTCAGGTTCGTAAGCTGTGAAGACAGCGACCTCCGTCTGGCCGGTTCGGATTCGTACCTCGCAGAGGTCTTTCCTCGTTACCAGTGCCGTCACTATGACGGTTAAACAGATGACGATAAGGGCGATTAACATCGCCTTTTGCTGCTTCATAGCCTGCTTCTCCTTGCCTTTCGGCACGTAAGAGGCTAACCTACATGTGTTCAGCATGGATTGAGCCTCAGATTAATGTTAAGCGTCTTGCAGGACGCGTAATGTTAACTGGGGCTTTTCTCTATCTGCCTTTTGGTGTTCATGCCTGAGACAGATAGCCTCAAGCACCCGCAGTCATTCTACTTAACTAAGATTTCCCTGCAAACCGTTTTTGTCCGGCACAGTAAATATCCAACTAAACCAATAGCGTTCGCTGTATTTACCGCCAGTATTCAATGCACATGACCGCCATGAACACCCCTAAAAAAAGGGCATTTATATGTCCAAACATTAATATCAAAACATCAATTTTTTCCATATACCTTGCTGTGAAGATGATGGGCATACATGATGCGAACAACCAGAACGCAACAAACAAAAACTGCAATGCGTTTTTCATTATTCCCCCTACAATCAATGTGCAATAACATTTAAACACACCTCAATTTGGCCGGACATATAAATATCTAAACCAGAAAAAATCACTTACATAGCGTTACAAACTCTTTAGTCTAAATACTCATCGTAAAACATTCCCCATACTTATCAGTCCGTTCCGCGCCAGGTAGCTTATTGCCTTATCTGGCAACCTATAATCAGGTTTCCGCTTTTTCAGTTGGCTGGTCGTTTAACCGACATAGTTAACCCATTAATCTGGTTGCCGGATGCTGGTGGATTTTCGCGTTTTAATTGTTCATAAAAGTGCACAGCTTTAACCAGTTCTTCTGATGTAACCGGGACTGGTGGGGCAGTGAATAAGGCCTGAATTTCATAGTTCGGCCTGTCGTTACAATCCTCTTTTTTCGGTACATATTTCCAGTCACCAACCCACAACTCCCCCTGAGAGTCCATAACACCTTTTTTCACGTAGCGATATCGCCACGCTATCGGCTCTGCTTCCAGCGATGCCCGTGCAATTTTGAATAACTCGCCCTCTACTCGCGCCATCCCTGAATTGGGGTGGCATTTCGTAATCGCTATTTTTAATTTGGCTTCTTCGATTAATTGTTCTTTTGTTAATTCAGTCATTTTCATTACCGCCCTGGTAATGCTGCCACCAGCGAAAATGGTTAATGGAAAACGGGCTTCCGTTCTATACCAATCGTAGTGGCAAACCGATTGTCAGCCGGGATCTATTTACCTGCAATAAAACTTTACCACCACGCGAGGTAGAGCCGAATTTTGGTGCGATCTGATGGGAAGACGAAGGAAAAATCCTGAACACGAAAAATTACCTCCAAATGTATACCCAAATAAATATAGTTATGTATGGAAACCAACATCCAGAGAATCTGTAACACTAACCGCCATCAAGGATGGTTTAGCTGCTTTATGGAAAAAGTATGAGGAAACTGTAAATAATCGCGATCGTGCAATGACATTCGGTCGCTTGTGGGAAAAATTCCTCGCCAGCGCCTATTACAGTGACCTCAGTCCAAGAACACAAAAAGATTATCTGCAACATCAAAAAAAGTTGCTTGCCGTATTCGGTAAGGTGCCGGCAGATTCCATAAAACCAGAACACATCCGTCGATACATGGACAAGAGAGGGGAACAGAGTAAAACGCAAGCCAACCATGAAAAAAGCAGTATGTCCCGCGTTTACAGTTGGGGGTATGAGCGAGGGTACGTGAAGGCTAACCCATGTGCAGGTGTAAGTAAATTCAAGGCCAAAAACCGCGAACGATATGTAACCGACAAAGAATACCAGGCAGTATTAAGCGTTGCACCTCTTCCTGTTTTTATCGCAATGGAAATTGCCTATCTGTGTGCAGCGAGGGTTTCCGATGTGTTATCGCTGAAATGGGAGCAGATTGGAAACGACGGGATCTTTATCCAGCAAGGGAAAACAGGAAAAAAACAGATAAAAGCATGGAGTCCACGATTACAGGCGGCGATCGAAAAAGCAAAACAGTTACCAACATCCGCCTATGTAATCAGCAATCAATACGGCAACCGATATATGTACAAAGGCTTTAACGAAATGTGGGTAGAAGCAAGAAATCGCGCAGGCAAAATTTCAGGTATTTTAACCGACTTCACCTTTCATGATCTGAAGGCGAAAGGAATTTCAGACTATGAAGGAAGCAGTCGGGATAAGCAACTTTTCTCTGGTCACAAAACCGAGGGGCAAGTGCTAATCTATGACAGGAAGGTTAAAGTTTCACCGACACTTGATGTCCCGTTACCTGAAAATATTCCAAGAAAATATTCCAAGTAATTCCAAGTGTGATTTTTGTCACTGACTTAATGATGTATAAGTGATTGAATTTTGGCGGAGAGAGGGGGATTTGAACCCCCGGTGGAGTTGCCCCCACTCCGGTTTTCGAGACCGGTCCGTTCAGCCGCTCCGGCATCTCTCCGTTCAGATGGTTGCCATGATGCCAGGAAATTTGGCATTTTAACAGTCCCTGTCCGTGCAATTTTGTTCAAGTGACGAGTTTGCGAGCAAAACGATGATTAAGTGGCCCTGGAAAGTACAAGAATCAGCACATCAAACTGCCCTTCCCTGGCAGGAAGCACTATCGATCCCCCTTTTAACGTGTCTGACAGAACAGGAACAAAGCAAATTGGTCGCTCTTGCCGAACGTTTTTTACAGCAAAAACGGCTTGTTCCTTTACAGGGCTTTGAGCTGAATTCATTAAGAAGCTGCCGGATAGCACTTCTATTTTGCCTGCCCGTTCTGGAGTTAGGACTGGAATGGCTGGATGGTTTTCATGAAGTCTTAATTTATCCTGCGCCATTTGTGGTCGATGATGAATGGGAAGACGATATCGGTCTGGTGCATAACCAACGTATTGTTCAGTCAGGTCAGAGCTGGCAGCAAGGGCCTATCGTTTTGAACTGGTTGGATATACAAGATTCTTTTGATGCTTCTGGTTTTAACCTGATTATTCATGAAGTCGCTCATAAGCTGGACACCCGTAACGGCGATCGCGCCAGCGGAGTTCCCTTTATTTCGTTGCGTGAGGTTGCTGGCTGGGAACACGATCTTCATGCTGCAATGAACAACATTCAGGAAGAAATCGAATTAGTTGGTGAGAATGCGGCGAGCATTGATGCTTATGCTGCCAGTGATCCTGCTGAATGTTTTGCCGTACTTTCTGAATATTTCTTTAGCGCCCCAGAACTTTTTGCTCCTCGTTTCCCTTCATTGTGGCAACGTTTCTGTCAATTTTATCAACAAGATCCTTTGCAGAGACTGCATCACGCTAATGATACAGACTCGTTTTCAGCGACGAATGTTCATTAATTAACAACTTTGAAGATTAATTAACCAATTGAAATGGCTTATGAAATTTAGTGTTGACAGACAAGGTACCGCTAAGTAATATGCGCCCCGTTCTCACGATTCCTCTGTAGTTCAGTCGGTAGAACGGCGGACTGTTAATCCGTATGTCACTGGTTCGAGTCCAGTCAGAGGAGCCAATTTTCTGTTTTCATGCATCCTTGCGAATCTTTATCTGATGTTGATTCAACAGGTTAGTGTGAAAACTCTTCTCGGTGCATTTTGATTTTACCCTACGCATCGGGAAAAATTGGTGGTCAAATCTGGGATCAGGTTAGTTCGATAATGGAGTGACCCCCATATATCCCTTACCGACGCAAAAATCCGCACCCTCAAGCCTTCTGATAAACCCTTTAAAGTCTCCGATTCTCACGGTCTGTATCTGCTGGTCAAGCCGGGTGGCTCCCGCCACTGGTATCTCAAATACCGTATTAGCGGTAAAGAATCCCGCATTGCGCTGGGTGCCTATCCAGCCATCTCCCTGTCTGATGCGCGACAGCAACGTGAAGGTATCCGTAAAATGCTGGCGCTGAATATCAACCCGGTACAGCAGCGGGCTGCTGAACGTGGCTCACGAACACCGGAGAAAGTTTTTAAAAACATGGCGCTGGCGTGACATAAAAGTAACAGGAAATGGTCGCAGAACACCGCCGACCGTCTGCTTGCCAGCCTGAACAATCACATCTTTCCGGTCATCGGGAACCTACCTGTATCAGAACTTAAACCCCGTCATTTCATTGACCTGCTGAAAGGGATCGAGGAAAAAGGTCTGCTGGAGGTTGCGTCCCGCACACGGCAGCACCTGAGTAACATAATGCGCCATGCGGTCCATCAGGAGTTAATCGATACGAACCCTGCAGCAAACCTTGGCGGCGTGACCACACCTCCTGTCAGACGGCACTATCCTGCCCTGCCGCTGGAGCGGCTGCCTGAACTGCTTGAACGTATTGGGGCATATCATCAGGGCCGTGAACTGACCCGGCATGCCGTTCTGCTGATGCTGCATGTGTTCATTCGCTCCAGTGAACTGCGTTTCGCCCGCTGGTCAGAGATTGATTTCACAAACCGAGTCTGGACGATACCCGCGACGCGAGAACCCATTATTGGCGTGCGTTATTCCGGCCGCGGGGCAAAAATGCGAATGCCGCATATCGTCCCCCTCTCAGAACAGTCCATCGCCATTCTGAAACAGATTAAGGATATCACCGGTAATAATGAACTGATCTTCCCCGGCGACCATAACCCGTATAAGCCAATGTGTGAAAACACGGTCAATAAGGCACTGCGGGTGATGGGTTACGACACGAAAAAGGATATCTGCGGTCACGGCTTCCGGGCAATGGCATGCAGTGCGCTGATGGAATCGGGTTTATGGGCAAAGGACGCAGTAGAACGCCAGATGAGTCATCAGGAGCGCAATACCGTGCGCATGGCTTATATTCATAAGGCAGAGCACCTGGAAGCCCGCAAAGCGATGATGCAGTGGTGGTCGGATTATCTGGAAGCATGCCGAGAATCTTATGCACCGCCTTATACAATTGGTAAAAATAAGTTTATCCCATAGTATACTAACGAATCCCACACTCTGGCAAATTACCACCACCTCTACAGGAGGTGGTTCTATATAGACTTTTATCAACTTCATGACGAAAAACACCTATTTGAAGTGGTCAACAAAAACTGGCCACCGAGTTAGAGTTTTTCCAGTATCGATTTTCCGATT